CTTCTCCAGCATCGCCAGAATTTCAGCCCAGTTCATTTACTGTCTCCGCCATGTAGGATTGGCTGCAAGGAATGCTGCTATATTCGCAGCCGGTCCCTCTCGAACTTCTCCACCAGGACCAACTACCTGCACTGTTCCTGTAGCCTTCGGCCTAACTGCAGCCTTCGGTCTCACAGAAGGTTTCGCTGCTTCCTGCTTCGGTGCCCAGGGATTCAGGCCCCGCATGAACTCTGTTGCCCAGCCAGGCTTCTGCGGAGTGACCCCGAACACATTGGGAATACTCGTAGTGGCCTTCTCTCCCGCGTAGGGTGCTAGGACTCCAGCCTTCTGCCCTGCTTCCAGGCCCTGTGCTTCCTTCGTCGCCAATTCAATCGGAGCCTCTGCCTCCGCCTGCCCTGTTGCCTGCTCTCGCCCAGCCGTCTGGGCACCGAGATAGCCAGCCTCAGCTTCCGTGCGTGCCATTTCCCCAGGAGCCTTCTGCTGTCCAAGTTCCAGCCAGCCCTGCTGTGTCTTGACTGACACCCAGGATTGCGCATTCTTAATCGCATCCTGCGCCTGATCGTGCTTGAACTTCTCTCGATCGAACTCCAGCCGCGCCGCACCCCGTTCATCCTCGTTCACCGCACTCTTCATCCTGGCTTCCGCAGACATCATCGCAGCCTCGGAGTTCTGCCTACTGATCTCAAGTTGTGCAATGGCATTCTTCGCATCAGCTTCGGACTTGGACTTGTAGACATCTTCATGCAGACGCCGAATTTCATTCAGGTCCTCCCGAATATCCAGCATCCTCTGCCGATACGGACCCAGAGACCGCAGGTTTTCCGCCTGCGCCTTCTTGAGATCGAGGCCGGTTACTCTCTCTTCCTCTCCCTCTCGAAGCTGTTTCCCTGCCATCCGTCGCCCAGCCCCGATCCGCCGAATATTACCCATGATATTCGCCACACCACGGTTCTCCTGCGGCCCCTCCTGCAGGGCCTGCACATCTCCAGCAGAGACAGCCTGCCCCTCCTGCCCATACATGAGTTCCTGGAGTTTCTTTACAATATCTTGCCAGGCCATCACACACCCCCTTGCAGGATCGAAGAACCGCTACCACTCAATAGTTGCGTAGCCAGGAGATAGAGCATTTGCTGATCTTCTCCACTAGCGTTCTGAGCCATCTGAAGAAGCTGAACAGCCAGGTTGACCTGATTTTCCTGCGACCTAAACATTCCCGACTGATTCATCTGCTCCATTGCTAGTTCCGCATTCGTTCCTCCGAGCATCTTCTGCACGTTCTGCCATTCCTTACCCTGCAGTGCGCCCAGTGCTGCCCGTCGATCGTCATACGCATTACCCATGGCAGTCTTGTAGATGTCACCCATTCCCTGACTCGTGCCCAGGGCAGTCGCTGCATCTACTCCACGGAGTTGCGATTGAGCCGCTCCGCCGAAGACTCCCGCCCCACCGAGCCGGTTAGCGAGTTCCTCTCGCGTATTCCCTGCACCTGCCTGGAGCTGTTCTCGCAGCTTCCCGCCCATGAGATCCACGTATTCCTTGTCGTAGGGCATAGATGACATCTTATCCACGAGACTACCGAATCTCGGATCACTCGTGGTGTCCATCCATGGGGGACCCCCAGCGGCAATGCTGACCTTGCCAGTTGCCGTGTCGCCCTGATACCACTGTCCCTCTGCCTGGTTGTACCAGTAGCTCGTCTTATCCGTGGCAGGGTCATACTGCCCTCCACCAGGGCCGTAGTAAGTGGCCCCTTGTGGAGCCCCAGGCGGCCCACCAGGCGGCGCACCACCATCACCACCAGCGTTCTGTTGCCCCCCGCCAGGCGGCGTGTTCCATGGAGCTATGGCTCCCAGTGGAGTAAGCTTCTGCGTTGCCTTGTCTCCGCTGTACCACTTTCCCTCAGCGGTGTTGTAGTAATACCCCGTATCTTCCCCATTGTACGGCTGTCCCTGAGCGTTGTAATACTGCATCCCTCCTGCCGCTGGGGGAGGATTCCCAGGCGGAGGATTCCCCGCTGGAGGATTCTGGATGTTCTGCGGCCCACTAGGAGGAGGAGGTACACTTCCCGCACGAGTCTTCCAGGAATCCTGGAACTCGTCTCCCATCACCCATCCCGTGTTGGGAATCAAGTTCCCCTGTGCGTCGAACCGTGCCTTCCACTCAGCCAGCAATTCCTCGTCGGTCTGAGAAGGCACAGTAGAAACGTGCGGAGGACGAGAAGCCGCAGGTCCATTCAGTCCCGTCGCCAGTGGCGGAGTCGGAGGAGGAACAGGATTATTCACTATCGTCACAGGCGGCGTAGGAGCCGGAGCCGGAGGAGGCTTTGGAGCCCGATATGTCGGGGTCGTGTAGCTCGGTCTCTCCGTCGTCATTCTTGGATTCGGAGCGGGAGTTGTATTCGCTGATGTATCCGCTCCTGTTAGAGCAGCCGCACCTGTAGCAGTATTCATTGCCGCAGGCTGGATCCCCACTCCGTATAATGCTTTAAGCAAACTATCCTTTGAAGTAAGAGCCATCTATACCTCCCGCCAATCTCTTCCGCAGTCCCTCGAACCTTGATGGTTCCGTATAGTTAGGGATCGTACTCTGCGCCTGGCCCATGAAATTCTTGAATCCCCCCTGAACATCGAAGGGTCCCTGATACAACCGTTCGAGCGGAGACCCTGCGAGTTGCTTGTTTCCCCTCTCGAATCCCGCCATCTTGTTCAGCATGGCGTTCTTCACCCATTCCTTCTGGAATCCTGGATCCGTACTGATCCCCGCCATCCCAGCCCCGCCTGCCTTATCCCCAGTCTCAGCAAGTTTCCAGTTCACCTTCTGCTGGAGGTTGCCCTTGATCTGCGTAAGGAGCATGACGGCACTACTTCTGCCCTGCTGGTCATAGGTGTTGCCCTGGTCTGGGTTCGCGTTCAGTCCAGAAATGAGGTTGTTGATTTCCTGCAGCCCCGTCACGGGATCCATGGCCCCAGAGTTGACCTGCTGCTCCACATACGTAGCGCGTTTCTGTGCATCGACTTGGTTAACTGCAGCCCGATCCTTCGCAAGCCCCTCTGGGGATTTCCTGAACAAGCCTGCAATGCCCATCCCAATGTCAAAGAGGGAACCGATCGGGCCTGCAAATGAACCAATCTTGCTCAGTACCCCGCCAAGCTTTCCGAACGACCCTCCGAGAGCCTGCTGCCCAACGCTGGTCGTCTGTCCTGTGTTGAATCCCATAACCTACCCCCTCGTCCCCCCATAAACCTTCATGCTGTAAACGCATTTCCTCGGGATGAACATCACCCGCCTATACCCGCTCTCAGAAGTGTGCCCCGCCAGCACAACCCCCACCTTGTCGTCCCGAACAAGGATCCCAACGTCCACTGATTCAATTGGAGCTATCTCCTGGCAGTCTTCTTCATCCATATACGCCAGAGCATCAGTTGCACACGCATCACCCCAGTGAACCACTGCTACTTTCACTCAGTCCCCCGATCCACGGCGTACCGCTTGTTCACTTCATCCTCATACGCTTCATTGATGACCTCAACGCTGATGTCGTAGATTTCAATGCCGTTATCCAGGGAAGCCACGTTATCCAGGGTAGAAACCTTGACAATGATGCTCCCCGCCCTGTCATGCACAGGAACATATACAGTTTTGATAATTGGCGTGTTTCCTTCGCCCTTGCTGATGAAGTCCCGCGTCAAATCCACGTACTTTGTCTTCCAGTCCACGCTTTCATCGAGTGCAAACTCGACTTTCAGTGTCGGGGGCACAAAGGCGACGATCGGGACCGCCTTAATCTGCAGAACGATCCTTCCGAACATGACTTCACTGCCTGGGAGTGGGGAAAGCGGGATTGTCTCAGCAATCTGCGTCGAATACTTGGATCCAAGGCTCCGGTACCCTGCATCCGCCCGGAAACTCGTCCCGCCCGAGCCAATCACCTTCCTCCGGCTCGGTTGGTAGAAGGGAACCGTCAAAATCAACCCCGTTTCACTTGCCGCGCTGGTTTTGATGTCCATGACCATCGCTTTGTTCATGGAAGTCCCAGGGGCTGCAGCAAATGACGCATAAATCTCGTTGTCCATCTCGTTGTAGACAAGGGAGGGCTCGATAAGGCCGGAAGGCTCGAAGATCGTATTCAAAATGTCCTGAACATCGCCTCCAACGTCGGTTGGGTCGCCGTCTCCGGTCCAAACCCGCAGTTTCTTGCTCCCATTCAGGAACAGAATCTTGTCTCCAACGATTACCCAGGTGAAGCGACCGAAGAATCCTTCATCCAGCACCTTGCTGACCACCACGCCCGTCCCAATGTCGCCCTGGATGCGGAAGATCTTCTTCCTGCCTGCACAATACAAGAAGCCTCCGAGTTCAAAGACTGCCTGGAAGGTATCCTTGGTCGTGGCGAAGGGAAGAGTGATGCTGAGATCGTAGGGATATGCTTCCCAATTCGGTTCGCTGGTAAAGGGATCAATCTTACTCGCCCAGAGCGTCTCTCCGTCCGTGTCTACGAGGTAAACCCGCTGAGAAGTGGCTAGGATGTTCTGAATCGTCAGCACCGGAATGTCATTGTCGAACTGAAGAACGCTTCCGAGAGAAGAATCCGCTGCATTGTCGTTCGTCAAGGTCGTTGTACTGTTGCCGGTAATGGTCGTGAGATAGAGGAACGTATCTCCGTTGGCAATCGTGCGGTAAACTCGTCTCGCACTCGTCCCTGTTGGGCCGAGAGGGACGCTGGAAAGGCTTCCCTTCTGCGCTGTGAGGGTTACATCGGCAGAGTCAGGGATAGTCCCTGCCAGTTTCGGGTTCCCCTCATGCCCCTTGTCGTTCACGAAGGTCACAACGTACTTGTAGAGACCCGTCAAGTCCCCTGCCGCCCCAGCCGCAGCAGTAGGCTTCGTTGTCGGGACCGTCACTCCCGCGAGTCTGTTCGTATCACCCGTAGGATTCAGCCAGGACAACCCTTCCGTCTTGTGCGCGATCAGCATGTGATTCCTGAAGGCACACCAGGAGAGCCGAGAGGTTGAGGTTGCAGCCAGGAAGGTAGCGTTGACCACACTTTCATCCTCACCGCTCTCAACAATCTTCCGCAGTTCCTGCCCACTGAGATAGTAGTAGTTCGTGTCGCCATCGGGATGTGGACCTGTGATGTTGGCAACCTGCGATGCGAGGAAGAGGGGGACAGAAGTGAAGGAGGCGGAGTTGACGCCCATCATAAACGGGAGCAACTTCGATGTGCCAAGCTGGAGTTGCATTCCCCAGAGAATCACGCCTGAAGCCGAGTCACCTGTGTAGCTTTCACTCCCCGCTCCATTGAGGAGCCTTACCTCCACGTTTGGGTTGTTCCCCCCCGACACGGTGTTGAAGGTCATTCCGATGCGAATCAATCCACTCGCCATGGTTTCTATGGTAACGGCTGGACTCCCCGCATAGATGGTGTACGTCTTGGCAGTCAGGTCAACGTCGATGCCAACCTGTGCGAACTTCGTGAGGGCCAGGACTCTAACTTTCGTCCTGCCTGCCGCCTTGACGTAGATCGAGAAGATGGCATTGGTGTTGTCCGGGATAGTAGCAGTGGCGAACTCTTGCTTGATGGAATGCACCCCTGCCGTGCCGTCCTCGATAAGGGTATCCGCCGTCAAGGTTCCATCATCCCCGTATTGAGTTCTTCCCGAGAGAGTCGCCTTCGCCAGAGTCCAAGCAGCATTCTCCAACTTCAGCGGATGCAGGAGCCGGTTTGCGAATACGGGTTCCGCTCCGGGGCCAAGAGAGAGGACGTTCTCCCTGATCTTCCAGTTCTCCAGGACAGAGAATCCCACAACACCCTGCGGGTTCCACTTCCCCGTGGGCCGGTAGATTCCCTTCTTCCCCGGAAAGATCTTGAAAGGTTTCATCCCCTCACCCTGTTCACATGCCCCATCGTGGATAGTCCGCTCCACCGATGGTCCTTCTGAATGCCATACTGAATCTTGGCTTCGAAGCCCTCCATCGCCAGCATCGCCTTGATGTTGGTCATGAAGATATCGCGGATACTCGCCCCTCTTGGATCATTGTCCACAGCCAGGGATGGGTTGATCTCTGCCGCTGATCCCCATGCCAGGACGGAAGTGCAGTACTTGTTCGGCAGATCACTCTCCGTAAGGTCGTTGTCGAATATCGGCAGGTTATAATACCCATGCACTCTCACGATCTTCCCCGCTGCCACGATGTTCGGGATGGGCTCAAAGAGCATCTGATCCCCGAAGACAGCGTAGTACACTGGGGAGTCTCCAGGGACCACGAACCACCCTCGCTCATACGCTGCCGTCAAGTTCACCACCTTCGTTAGGATAACTTCGTCCACCGTGTCAGGCTGTAGAACAACTGCCGTCTCGGAGACAAAGTTCGCCATGGTGTAGTCCTTGTCCGCGTTGACGAGGGTTATGTCGTGGAATGTCTCGTTGAACCTGAACCTCCCTAAGGAGTTAAGCGTGGACACGACCGAGTTGATGGCTCGGTCAATATCCTGCTTGGGATAGTCTGAATCCCTGATGATCCTCCGAACTTCAGATCGAATCTGGTACCTGTTCATTTCCTACCCCTTGGCTTCCACCCATGCTCAAGGCCCCGCAGTAATCTTGCCTGCCCCTCGGCCTTGATCTTGGATGTGCCCTTGGACTTGATCCCCTTGGGAGTCCTCACTTCGTACCCGTCCTTCTTCGTGATCTTTACTGGCATGTTTCCCCCAGGAGGGAGGGCTTTACAAGCCCCTCCCGAATGATCTGATTTTCGCTAGACTGAGGACCGGAAACCGATCGTCCTTGTACTTGTTCTCAAGGAAGTCGATGATCTCAAGGTCTTCCGTCGTAAACACTCCCATGTGAAACTGCGCAGCCTTGCCTTCCGACAGGACCTGCACGATTCCCGCAGGGGTTTCCGTCTTGACCCAATACGAGGGCTTGATTACTATTCTCAAGTCCGACGACTTGGGCGAACGGAACGAAACTCTGGAGGAGGGAGCAACCTGCACTCCCTCCCCTGGTGTGGCAACCGGAGGACAAGTTGTCGCCACTCCCAAACCTTTGTGCTTGTAGAACTTATGTGCGTTCAAAGCACCCAATCCTTTTATCACCTTCTCACATATCTCGCATGTGAGTGCCTCCGGTGTTCGATTCCTAGTCATACGTCCTCCTAGTAGGATCGGGGGAGCCTAAGCCCCCCCTTCCCTTTACTTCCTTACGGAGTCAGCGATCCCTGAGCATTCGTCACGGCTCCAACCCCATAGACCTTCACGGTCCAGTTACCCGTTCCACCAATGGTGACGGTGATCTTCATGGTTTTCGCCAGGAACGGCAACGCCTTGACTTCGCGGCCAGATGCAGAAAGCTGCGTCATGGCTACGAGATCCAGGTAGTTCGTCCCATCCTGCGTCCCAACTACCTTCACATCGCACGTAGCGGTACCGGAATTTTCCGTCGCTTCGAGCCAGATGGAAGAGAGATTCAGGAACTGGTCAAGAAGAGTTCCCAGAGCATAGGTGGTGGTAGCTGCGAGCGTGACATTGAGAAGCTGTATTGATCTCTTTGCAAATCTCATAGCTCACCCCCTTATGCCGCGAACCCAGTGACACCCTTGAGGATGCCATGGGTCTTCTCTTGCATTACTTGCAAGCCGCACACGGTACGGTACTCGTCAACCGTCTTCGTCTGAGATTTCGGCTGAGTGTCCGTGACGAACTTGGTGTCAAGTCCGGCCATGTAGCGGTACTTCACGTTGGTTGGATCGAGAGCGAAGCTGTACGTGCAGAACGCATTAAAGTCCGCCAACAGCCAATGCTTCACGATGTCCAAGTCTCCGTGGGCACTACGATACCTTGCGATCCTCATGCCGTAGGTCTTCTCGTTCTGGTCAACCACCAAGGCATTCTTGGCCCAGAAGGTGAAGGCACTCAGCATCACAGGATTGCAGATGAAGAGCTTCGTAGGAGCAGTTACCGTCGGATGATACCGGAAGAGAGTCCGACAGAAGGTTTCAAGATCAGCCTCTGTGATGACCCCGCCCGTGATATCCGTGACGTTGGTGGAGATGGAGTTAATCAACCCACCTGTCCCACGCCGCGCCTGAGCACCAGTCAGGTCCTCGAACTTGTCTCCGAAAAGGAAGGCCTGTTCGATTCCCCTCTTGTGTTCGATGGCTTTCTTCATTTGCTGGAACTTACGATCGTTCCCGCCGAAGGATTTGGAAGCGTTCTGGATTTCCGTCAGCTCGACGGAATCCTTGAAGATCTGAACATAGTTGTCCAGGAACGCCTTCTTGGTGTACTTGAACTCCTGATAGTCCGATCCTTCCATCAGCGCGTTACCCGCGATTACCACCTGAGCAGGCACAGAAGTAAAATTGTACGCTGTGACTGCACCCATGGATCGGGTTACGCCGAGAGAAGCCGAAGCTACGGAAGTGACAAGAATTGATTCCCCAGTCGGGGAGATCAGGATGTCACCAACTCGGACGCGGGTTTCCTCTCCTGCCGCGATAACAAGCGGAGTGGAACCACCACCATCCGAGAGAATGGATAATGTATTAGGCAGAAGAACGTCTTCCATCCACTCATACTTCGGAGCGTCTGTGACTTCCTTCCCACCAATTTTGCGGGTGAAGATCAGAAGGGGTGCATCGTCAGGCTGAAGAAGAAGAATCTTGTCAGCCACATCCCTCTGAATCGAGCCTTCAGTCCCGCCAGTATACTTGGTACCTCGCATACCAACAATCGGCTCTGCCATACTTACCTCCTAGTTACCGTTGGAAGAACTTCTGACGGTCCTGCCACATAGTAACCAGTTCATCAAAGTCGTCCCCTTGGGACGCTGGTGTGGATGATTTCCTGCCGCCCAGCGATGCGGCTTTCTTGGCATCCGACGCCCCCTTTTCGAGTTCAGTCTTTCGACCTTTCATCCTTTCTCGAACTTCGGGGTGATCGTCTTTTACGAGTTTCAACCACACATCCAGCCGGTCCCTTCGACCACGAAACTCCGGGTACCTATCCATCGCGTCGAGAATGAGATTTTCATCTCCCTCCTCCAGTTCAGGATGGGACTCCAGGAACTTCTGTAGTTCCAGGTTACCGCTCAACCCTCGAACCTCTCCTTGGAGTGGCTCGACGGTTTCCTTCAGTGAGGTCGTCAGTGCCTGCTTTATTAGAGCATTCAGGACTTCCTTCGGGTTTTGCACGAATGACTTGACGAATGCCTCGGGGTCCTCGGCAATGTCCTGCTGCTTCTCCTTCGAGAGCTGCGGGACAATCTGCATTAGTATTCCCTGCATCGTGGCATACTCCTGATCCCGTTTTGTGGCCTTGGATTGGAGATCCTTGTACCCCTTCACGAGAGCAGTGATGTCCTTGAATGGCAATCCGCCATAGTCCTGTGCTTCCTTCTTGCCCTGATCTTCTTCTGTACTAGGAGATTCGCCAGGCTCTCCCCCTTCACCCTTCTCAAGTTGTTCTTCACCCTCTCCCTTTGAATCGGTTTCCCCTTCGGGATTTTCCGGTTCGTCAAAGATGGTTCCCGATTCCTGATTGGTTACGGCCATGTCGTTACGTCCTCCCTTTCTTATCTGCAAACTCGGCCTTTACAGCCTCCGTTTCGCAGATGTCTCTTGCCAGCTTCGGCAGGTTCCGAAGATTGCTGATCTCGGTTTTCCCGCCGCTGGCCTTCATAACTCGTTTCACTATCGCTCCATCCTCTTCGTCCTCACTGAGGAGGAGGCTGTTGAGCTGGTCCTGCCGGTGAGCCAGGTACTCCAGGAGGGCCTCCCATATTGGGTTGCTGTCCAGGTACTTGACCTTCCGGGCCAGGTCCAGCGGGATTGGGTAGTGCATTCGGTCCTCCCTGCATCTGCATTTGCTGTTGCTGCATCTCCTGCTGAAGCTGCATCTGGTGCGCTGCGATGTGATCCTGCATTCTCGCCTGGGAGTTCTGATCCCAACTTGCCATGTCCGCACTCTGGTGGATTCCCAGGTGGTTCCCTGCGTTCCCCTTCACGGGGATCTCCATGTTCAACGACAGGGCTACATTCTCCGCTTCAGCCAGCTTCACATCCTCCAGAGCCGTCACCGGCCCCTCCTGCTGCACGAGTAAGTCCTCTACATTGCGGAGGTCGAAACTCTCCAGCACTTCCTTCATAAACTTGTCCACCCTGACTACCGTGGGTAGCTTCGCAACCCGATCGAGGAGACTCATGAGGGCCTCTCGCCGGGCTATCTGATCCAGGGGGATGCTGGACCCAGGCTCTACAACAAAGTCGCACTGGGTCAAGATGTCGTCGATGGTGATGTCCTTGACTTCCATTCCCCTCGGCCCGAGGATATGAATCCTCTTCTTATCAGGCATGTACGTCATCTGATACGCATGGTCGATCTCAATCAACTTGCGGAGAGATCCGCTTTCAAAGGACGCCAGCTTCAGCGCGAATCTCGCATTCGCTTCCCTCACGACCGTGCTTACCCCTGTCGCCGTATCTACGAGTTTCGCAGAGGACTTCGTCCCCATGAGGTAATCAGAGATGCCAGAGGTAAACTGCATTTCCTCTTTCGTCGTTCGGACCTCGCTCTCCGAGGAGAAGTCCACATTCCCCATCTCCAATTTCTTCAAGCTTCTCTCAATATCCCCAGTCAGAATGACGTTCCCCGCCGTGAACCGAATGTTCTTGAAGTCCGTCTGCTGATCGCTCCGATTAGCGAGGAAGACGGGGTTCAGAATGAGGGATATATAATCCAGCCTCCCGTTCGACAAAGCATTCAGCTTGTCCGGGAGGCCGGCCAATGCCTCAATCGTCCCGACGCCAATTGGTTCGCTAACCATCGGGTTCAAGTTGCAATTGAGGATTGGAATCTCCTGGAGAGGGTTCGGGTTGTCTCCAACCTTCGCAACTACCCTTCGATCCAGAACCATAACGACGCGCTCCGATTCGAGCATCCACATCAACTCATACTTCCCATACGTGTGATCGGTTGTTCCAGGATTGAGACCTTTGATCTCGTCTCTCTCCATCCTACCCGCTCCACTCATGGCCCGTTGAGAGGAGGGGTTATCCTTCAGATACTCCAGGACTTCCTTCTCATACAGGAGTCCCGCCTTCGCCATCTTCTTCAGGTCCTTGGCCGAGTGCCACTCCCGGAAGAAGAAGTAATCGCCTTCTTCGATTCGTTCCACCCCAGGCTGGAAGAAGCAGTCAAAGACATCCAGGACAGTTGTCCAGAAGTCATCGAATTTCTTTCGCCGTCCTCTTTGTAGGACGTAGGCCGTCTCCGCTCCGCCAGGGATTTCCTGTGGCACCCGCTCCAAGACATTACTCGTCTCATCTCGCCAGAAGTAATACAGTGGGCTCCACCCATAGATGGCATACTGCCGTATCCACAGGGTCTGGAGTTCGATGAAGTTCATCCGATCGAGGGAGTAGTAAATGAGATCCTGGATAGCCTCGACCTTTTCCTTCTCAATGTCTCGCCTGGGGAATGCTCGTGCGCGAGGGAGCCTGCCAGCCAGTCTCGGCATCTCGCACTCGACAATGGCAAAGGGGTAGGGAATGAAGAGGTTCGCCCTGTCTGTTATTTCCTCTCCTTGGTCATTCTTGATGGGGTCCGCGACAGAGCAGTACT